GCTTGTACGAGGGCTTGTATCTGCTCGTTGGTCTTCTCTTGAATCTTCTCCTGACGAGCCAGAGAGTTGACTATTGCTTCCACCTTCTGCTCCGTCACTGCCTGTGCCTGCCCGTTCTCCTGAGCCTTTTTTGCGGCTTGCTCCGCTATCTGGGCAATACGCTCTCTGTCTTCTGATGCGTGGGCTGTATTAGCCTGTAGGACACCCCAAGCTACAGCTAGGCTAACAGCGGCTGCTGCGATTGGTAGCGCCCACTGTGGCACCTTGATTGCGTTATCAGTCATTGTTTTTCCTTGTTATACTGCCCGTAACTTGCCGGACTTTCTGTTTACTATTTTTGTGCTAGTTTCTATGACAAAAGCAGAGTGCTGTTTAATCATCTCCAGAATCTCTAGCTGTACATCAGGGTCTTGTGCTTCAATGAGGGAACCTCCTAAGTAGGAGATTGTCTCTGAGTTGAGCCGCAAAGCACTTGTTTCAGGGTCATCAAATACAGGTATAAACTCAGATTCCATTGTGGTTAGTCCTTATTTTTTTCTTGACTTAGCTCCTGAACACTTCCAACGCTTACGTGACAGGTTGTTCGGAGTGTTAGGGTCATTCTGTTTTTTCTTAGGCAGTCTCTTTTTGATACCTAAACTTCTAGCACAGTAGCTGTCTCCTTTGCTAGTTCCCGGCTTGACTCTAGGGCCACCGCCTTTTGCTGAACCAGCCTGTCCGTAGGAGACTTTCTTCCCGCTAGAGGTTACCTTTACCTTTGCTTTTCCTTTCCTTGGTTTCGCCATCAAGCAGCCTCTTGTTTAGTCTTGCGCGTCTGCGCTGGCTTTTTCGCTTCATTCTTAGATTCTAGTTCCTTAATCTTGTTTTCAAGTTCTTCAAACTTGGCGTTGATTTGGTTTATAGCGTCTTGAAATTGTACTGAAGTGATTACCATGTTACTATCCTTGCCGTTGCTGCTGTCCAATCTTGAGATCAATCTCTTTCTCTTTCAGCATGGTTTGTGCCATCTTCAGCCTACGTTCAAACTCCTTATCGTCTTGGTCGCCTGCCTGTAGGTTGGTTGTGATAGCCTTGATCCTGTCAATCTCTAGCTCCTGTGGTGCCAACTGAGTTTCTACAGCCATCTTCTGCGCTCTGGCTTGTGACTCAGTAGCTTGTCCATTCAACGCCGCTGTCTGAGACTGCTGGAACTGTAATTGTGCCTGTTGTGCAGCCTGAGCTAGCTGTTGTTGCTCTGGAGTAGGTTGTGATTGCTGTGCTGCTTCCTGTAGTCTAGCAGTCAGTTCCTCACGGTTTGACAGGTTCATGTTGTCAATGATGGACTCTATAAGTGTGTTGTACAGAGGTGAGTCCTGTGACATTGTTTGCAGTAGCTGTACAAGCTGTGTTACTTCGTACTCACGGGCAATGATGCCTAGTGTGGAAGTAGCGTTGAACTTGTAGTCAGCAACAGGGTAGTTTTCAGGGTCAAACTGCATGTAACGACACGCAGCTTTCTTAACAAACGGTATTAGGAAACAGTCTTGGAAGTTTATTAGTGTGCGTTTGTGACGCTTAATAATAGCACCAAGAGACATACTGATGCCAGCAGCTGTAGCCTCTCCATTGATGCTTCCGGGGATGCCAGCAGAGTCAATCGCTCCTGTAGACATCTGTACCATTCTTTGTAACGCATTGGCTTGCTCAAATGTAATCTGACTAACTTGACCAAAGTTAAAGGGTTGTAGGACTTGCCGTGGGTCACCGTTGGTTAAGACAATCTTTCCGGGGCGCACCTCTGGCCTAGACCCTCTAGGAAGCCGTGTGGCGTCCATAGCGAGCATTGGGTGGACAGTAAGGGATAGGGCATCAATACGTGCGCGAAGCTCTGTATCAAGCGCCTTTTGGCTGTTAAAGCCTTTCTCACAAACACCGCGACCCCAGAACCTTCCCGGCACAACATCCCAAGGGAATGCAACGATAGGGCGGTCACCCATCATGTAGGGGTTTTCTTCAGCCTTCAGGAGTATGCCGCCGTTGGCAATGACAATGATTGCTTCCACGTAGAAACTTTCAGTTGTTTCGTCATCATCTTCAACAAGTGTTTCTATCTCAGCTATGTCCTCATCGTCCTGCATCATCAGTTCTTTTTCAGACTTCAGTAGCAGATGTCGAGGTACTTTACCGTAGTATTTTGTTAGACGTACTTTGTCGTCATCAAAGCTGGATAGCTCTTGGTCAGGCTCTAGCTCATAGTCTCTTGGAGCGTTACCGACGTACACATCAGCGTACACTCCAGACTCCTGTAGTTCCTCTACCAAGTGGCGCGACACAAACTCATCTACAGCAACTCCAAGCGCATTGTCTACGTTGGTAGCAACAGGGTCGATGAGAAAGTTTTGAGGAAGGATGGGTCGCAGCTTGACCATTGTTCGGTCAGTCACATTGACACCCACTGCTGTCAACTCACCACCCATGATAGGTTGGGTAGCGGGAGCCATCTCTTTGACTTCCTCTAGCACTACCTCACCAATCCCTGTTCCGAAGACTGCTGAATTGATAAGGCACTCTCCTACAGACTGACGTAGCTTTGCTTTCTCTAGGTCAGTGTGGAGTTTGGTTCTCAGGTACACAATGTCCTGATTGTCCTGATCGTCCATGTCATCAGTAATACTGAAGTATTTACCGCGACCAAATGTAGCTTCTTCAATTTCCGCTACGCTGGACTCTACAGCCTGCTGTAATGCAGGGCTGATAATTCTGCTTCTTTCACTCTTTCTGTCTGAGTCTTGGGATGCCCAGATACCACGCCAGAGCCTGTAGTATTCTTCGTTACGCTCTGCGTAGTTGGATTCGTAGTGGTCACGCCAAGTATTGCACTTGTCTATGACCCAATCTTCAATATGTTGCTCAGTGGCAAGGGTGTCGTTGTCACCGTACTCCATTACTTTTTCTTCCCTTTTTTAGCTGTCTTAGCTGCCTGTTTGAAGGCTTTGGCAGTCGGTGCGCCTTTAGAGCCGGGCTTACGCATTGTCTCACCAGACCCTCTGGCAATACGCTTGCGTTTAGCGTTTATGTTTGAGTAAAGTCCCTGTTTAGCCATCTTAGTACCCCGTTACTGTGTCCAAAACTTCATGGTCATCTATTTCAAAGTCGTATGTGTACGCTATCTTAGCCAACTGGTCTATGTAAGCCAGTGCGTCTACAAGGTCATCATGTGTCAGTGGGTCAGGAAATTGAAACAACTGGTCTAAGAACCGACTGTTCCATTCACCTTTGGATAAGGTAATGAAACCATTTTCAAACCTGCCCTGTAGCGCCCACATGACCCTATCAGTCTTCTTTTTGTTTCCGTGGGTCAACTCATCAACCCTAAAGAACATCCCGTACCGCTTCATCATGTCCGTCAACGGGGACATAACAGCCTGTCTAGCAATACCTTTCTCTATCCCTATGCCTATGGGCCTGTAGTCCCTGACAACCTCAAAGATCTTTCTGGCTGTCTCAGACAACTCCCAGCGCCCATGCACTATGTTCTCTACGTGCCAATGTCCATTGTCATTGACCTTGACAACCGCTATGGCTGTCTCGTCTAGTTTACTGTTCTTAGTACGTTGCTTATTGACTTCCTCAAAGCCAGCTAAGTCAATGGCTATGTAGTAGTCACCGTACTCAGGAGTTTCGCCAAACTTGACCCAATCCTCCTTGAACATCTCAGAACCTCTGGCTTCAAAGGACGCCATAAATTCCTGTCTGAACGCATAGCTTGACATACTCTTTTTAGCTACGTTTATCTCATCCTCATCCAACAGAGGGTTGTCATAGCTCGTAAAGTGCCACGCTTTGTACGTTGGGTCATCCTCTAACTCAGCGTACTGGTACAACTCATAAAAGTGATTACGTCCCATTGGCGTACCAATGAACAACGCATTCCCCTTTTGGTCAGCCAAGGCTGGCCTAAGAATCTGCTCAAATACTTCAGGCTTCATGTCTGCGTATTCGTCCATGACCAGAAACTTCAAGGACACACCACGCATAGTCTCTGGCCTGTCCGCGCCTTTCAACGATATGGTTGCACCGTTGATTAGCTTAATCTGTAGATTGTTAATGTGGCTAGACACAATCACTGGATTCCCCAGTTCAAGCAGTGTCTGCCACATGATGTCTCTAGCCTGTCCTTGGGTCGGTGCTACATAAAACACATTCCCCTTACTGGACTCCAAGGCGTTGACAATCAACAACCATGCCGCTAGTCTGGACTTGCCAGTACGTCTACCAGCAGCGACAATCTTAAACCTTGTAGTGTCTCCCCAGACATCTTGTTGCCAAGGGAGTAACTCTATGTTTAGGTCAGTCATAAACCCTTAAAGTTCCCATAACCCAAACACATTAATACGACCACACAACAGGACTAGACTTCCTAGTGTCCACATGCACAAAGCTCTTAGCGACACCTATCCCGTTAAATCCCATAATCATAGCAGCCTTAATAATCTTATGACGCTGTTGGCCGCTAGTGGTTCTAATGTCCGCAGCTATACCTTGGGCATGAGTCCCCGGCTTAGCTTTCTTAGCTTCTATGGAATGCTTAGGAGACCTATAGCCACTGGTGATTACAAAAGGAAAACCACAGGCTTCCCTTAGCTCATCCAGTTTTCTAACAAAGTCTTCATCTATCTCATTCTCACCTGTCTCTTGACACTTAAAGTCATCTAACTTGAAGTATTTATATATCACTTTCCGTGTACTCTCCTTCAATGGTATTGTCTTCACTTGGGTCATTGACAGTTGTGGCCACTTGCCCAACGCCTGAGATAGTAATTGACACACTCTGTCGTCCACTGGCTGAATCCTTTTCAAAATAACTCAATGGCAGCATCCTGTCCATCACTAGTTTCCATGCTGCTGCTTGATTTTTATGGTCATCGTTAAGAGCAGCATTAAAAATACTTTCCAGAACCTTGTTAGATTTAGGTGAAGCAAGCATTCTAGCCTTATATTCATTAATAATGCTAGCGTCACCCTTTGGCCGCCCTACTTTACCCCTGTTTCCAGCGGTTTTAGAGACTACATCAGTCTTCTTTGGTCTCCCTCTTTTACGTTTAGGTTGATCCATAAAGTATTTACCTTAGTACCTAAGAATACTTTTTGATTATAACATATTTTTTAGTAAAAGTCAAGTATTATTTTAGATTATTTAGTTATAACAGCACTCCTTTTAGTGTCTTTTTGTTAAATTTTAGTTTTCTTTAGGATACAAGAGGTTACTGGAGAGGACTATTGGTTAATTTGACCTAATTTTGGTCTATTTTGTATGTTAGCGGGTACTATAATAATACAACAGAGCGTCAGCCCTCCCCCGGCCCTCCAGTTTACCCCAGGCCCTTGAGGTTGGCATGAGAATTGCATAGGGAAACTTGGCACGATTCTTGCACTCAGGTATCCTTTGGCACGCTTCTTGCATCTTGTGGCTCCCTGAGACTACCTGAGAAGACCTGAGAAGTCAAGAGTTGACAAGAGAGCAAGAGTGTGAGTCAGTATAGTACCCTCTAGTCTCCCCAAGCACACTCCACAACCCATTGCAACCATCAATAAAGCATAACAAAAAGAGTTTATAGACCATATTGATATTGACCTGTGCGATTATTAGGTCATAATGGCTTCACAAATTAATTAACTACATAGGTAAACACATGACAATGATGACATTAGAGGACTACATGGAGGACGCTAGTAAAGTGTCTTTTATTAGTGACATCTACGCGGACAGAATGACGGAATGGGTAACTTACGACGCCAAAGCCTGCTACTATTCGTCGCTAATGGATAGAGCGCGTGCCGAAAAAAATAGAGAGGACTACCGCGCTGCTAATGACAATATGAACGACGCGCTAAGTAAACTTTGGAGGATAGCAAAATTCCTACCGCATCACGAAATAGACAACGCGCAAGGGCAGTTATACTTTATGCGCAGTCGACGAGCATCAGATAATCTTAACGAATGGAGGGAAAGAAACGGTAAATAATTAGTGTTCTATTGTTGTCCATTGACACCAGTGGGCAATTGTGGAAACATTACCAAAACCAATAAGGAAACTAAGACAATGAATGGGTCAACAATGTTCGTTATGTGGGCATGCGCTACTGCCCTAATCACTACCGCCATGATGACGCCGGTATTCACCGGCTTAGGTTTGGCGTTCTCTCTCACAATTTCTACACTGGTCGGCTTTGCTTTTATCGTTCAACATCACGAAAACAAACAAAAGGAATTAAAATAGTGAAAGACTTACCAACAGCTAACGACATCAAAGAAGCAATCACAGACTGCAACACATGGTATAGACGGTTTTTTAGGTGCTGGATTGATGGGTCATATCTTGGATACGACCATTACCAAGACAACTGCGCCAGAGTACGCAGGGACTACAAAAGTGACAGGGCGCTACGGGCCTTGGCTATCACCGCTTTCTGTGAGTTTGTAGCGCATGAGGAAGACTGCTCACCCAGCACTGTGCAGCGTCATCTAGTGCGTGAGGTGTCAATAGATGACCTAGAAGCTCTAAACGTGGAATTAATAGATGACCTGCGCGATTTGGTGCGTGATGAGATGGAGGCAGCATAGATGAT